TATACGTATTGTGGCGGCTACTGCATAAGCCATCCAATAAAGACTTGTTCATTACTATTATTTCCGAGTCTCAAGCGCAATCCATTAACTTTCTTACGCGCATCAAAAGCGCTCTTACGAAAAACAAGAAAATTCACTCGTATTTTGGCGATTTCGGCATAAACACAGCTCTTCGCTGGCGAGAAGACGACATAGTGTTAGCTAACGGAGCGCGCGTAACTGCTTTGGGCACCGGCCAAAAGGTTCGTGGCAATATTCAGGACGATACTCGCCCCAACGTGCTTATTCTAGACGATTTCGAGTCGGAAACCAACGCCAAGACCGCCGAGGCTCGCCAAAACAATCGCAAATGGATTCTCGAAGCAGTGGAACCCAGCTTATCGCAAACGGAAGGTCGCATTATCGCCATCGGTACTACGATTTCCGAGGATTGCTTTCTTCAATGGGTTAAAGATGCACCGGATTGGCACGTTATTTGGAAGTCGATTATCGACGAAAACGGAAAATCCATTTGGCCGGAAATGTATCCTCTCGAAGTAATCGAGCAAAAGCGCAAAAGCTTCGAACATATGGGCAACCTCAGCGGGTTTTTCCAAGAGTATATGAATCAGCCCCAGAGTCCCGACGACGCACCGTTTAAGCCGCACTATATGAAGACCTATAGTGGAGACTTAGAGCTCGTAGATGGGCGCTGGTGGCTCGATTGGGATGGAAAGAAGCGGATACTCAATCTCTTTATGGGCGTAGATTTGGCCTCTTCGTCTGGATTGCGTTCCGACTATACCGTTTTAGCCACGATTGGGAAAGACGCTTTTGGAAACGAGTTTCTTATTGATGTAGTGCGATCCAAGAGCAATCCGGCGGATCATCCACGGATGATTGTAGACCAATACGAGAAATGGAAGCATCAGGGCGTTTACATCGAGTCTATTGCGTATCAGGAAGCGTGTCGTCAACACGTTCGCGCAATGGCTCAAGATCGCGGTATTCACATACCCGGAATAGAGCGAAAGATCACCCACCGCACCGGCAAGTCGGAGCGTTTGATTTCGCTGGTACCGTTGTTGGCGCAGGGGAGATTTTACTTTCGTGGAGGCGACTTAGACGCACAGCGAGAGTTCTTGGCTTTTCCGAAGGGAAAGAATGACGACCTTCTCGACGCGATTTGGCTCGCTTCCAACTTCGGATACAAGCCAATACAAAAAGATGCGTCTACGGAGCTCTCAAGCACCCTGAAGGGAAAGATAGCGCGTAGACTTGGCTGGATGACGGCGTGAGATTTTTCTTGCATTCTCGTTGTGTAGTCCGTATTTTGTTAGAAAGAGGTTAAATTGAGTTTAATAGTTGATGACGTAACCAAGAAGAGCGCGACGAAGTATGCGCAAGAAACCGTAGAGTTGTTTCAGGACTTCTGCGGTTCGAATCGTAGTCTTTGGGCACAGCAAGCACAAGACGATCGAGAGTTTCGCTTAGGCGCACAATGGGATCCAGAGGACGTAAGAGTCTTGGAATCTCGACAACAAGCGCCTTTGGTGATCAATCGTATTCACCCGGCTGTGGAGCTGGCGAAGTCCATGCTTACAGCGAACAAGCCTACTTTTCGCGTTTCGGCAGCCGAGGATTCGGACAATAAGACCGCCGCGGCAATGAATGGCTTCATTCAGTATATTTGGTCTATCTCGGCGGGAGATCGGCAGCTTTCGAAAGCAATAGATGATTTTTACGTTACCGGAATGGGTAGCCTTTTAGTTTATATCGATCCCTTCGACGATGGCGGGCGTGGCGAAGTAAAGTTCCGGGCAATAGACCCATTGCATGTATACATTGATCCGAATGCGCAAGATGAGTTTTGTACAGACGCATCCGACATTATTATTTCCAAGACCTATACAAAGGGGCAGTTAAAGCGGATATACCCGGCTTATCAGAGCGCCATCAATACCGCTTCCGGTAATCCATACTCGGAGCTAACCGGAAAGCGCAACGCTACGGAGAACTTGATTGTGTTCGCCGGAGCAGAGAGCTCAGCCAATCACGACGGTGATTACATTCGTGGCTACGAGCGCTACACGAAGGTGTGGGTGCAGATGATCCGCGTATTCGAGAAGTGGTCAAAGCAAGAGTTTACGCTTACCGAAGACAAGTTCGAAGACTACGTGTCGAAGCCCATTTGGGTTATCAACGGTCGCGTATTTACCGAAGAGATTCTAGCCCGACAAGCGGCGGAGCAAGTTGTTGCGCAATACCAGCAAGAGCTTCAGCAATACGAAGAAGCGATTGCGATTGCCGAACAAGATCCGCAGATGGCGCAGCAAATAGCACAGATGGAGCCACCTCAGCCGCCGCAGATACAGGAAGCTACTATGGACTTGCTCATCCAAGAAGGCCAGGTTGAGATGGTAAAGGTTCCGATGCAGCGCGTATATATGGGCGTTGTGGTCGGTGACAAAAAAATCTACGGACGGCTGCTCAATTGCAGCGAGTACCCAATTATTACAATGATGAATCTACATACCGGTTCGCCTTATCCGTTATCGGATGTGCGAATGATTAAGGATATGCAACGCTACATAAACAAAATCCGTTCACTTATCGTAGCCCACGCCTCAACGTCAACAAACGTAAAGGTTATGGTGCCTCGCGGTACCGATGTTGAAGCCCTTCGAGAACAGTGGGCGCAGCCCGGAGCAATTATTGAAGTTGATTTCGCAGAGGGAGCACCGATCGCAGTCGCACCGCTTCCGATGCCGAATGAGCTTTACGCAAACGAACAACAAGCCAAGACGGATATCGACCATCAGTTGGGACTCTTCGATAATATGATGGGAAACTCACAGAATGCACCCGATACCTATCGCGGCATAATGATGTTGGACGAGTTCGGGCAACGTCGTATCAAAGTGAAGCAAGCTACCATCGAACAAGCTCTTCAGGAGCTCGGAAAAGTGTTAATTGCTTTCATACAAGAGTTTTATGTAGCAGAAAAACAAATACGTATTCTACAGCCCAATAATTCGCTTAGCGAGTTCGCTATCAACAAGCGTCTTTACGACGACTACGGACAAGTAGTGGGAACGCTAAACGACGTTTCGGTTGGGAAATACGATGTGCTGGTGCTGGCGGGATCAACGCTTCCGTCAAACCGCTACGCACAATTAGAGTTCTATAGAGACATGTACCGAGACCAAATTATCGATCGGGTCGAGGTATTGAAAAAGTCCGATGTTTTCGACATCGAGGGAGTATTGCAGCGCATCGATACGATCGAACAGCTCATGCAAGAGTTGGAGGGTGCGAAAGACAAAATCAAAGAACTTGAGGGCGATTTGCAGACCCGCGAACGCGAACTCTTCCACACCAAGCTAAACGCAGCGGTAGATCAAGAAGTGCTTAAGGCCAAAGAAACCGGTCTTGAGCAACGTAAAGCAATGGAGCTCCACAAGGCTCGCTTAGGCGACACCCTGAAAAGCGCCGGAGAAGCCGCCGCAATGGAAATACAGAAGATCGGCATGGAAGAGCGCAACCGCCGCCCACAACCACAAAAAGAAGGTAAGTAATGTACCCAGAGCAAGACACTCGTCCCGCGCCGCAAGGCAACTTCGATATGTTCGGTGTTCCCGATAGTCCCCAAAACAATTTTGACGACTTTTACGGACAAATGACCGACGGAAGCGACGACTCTTCGGAAAACCAAGGCAGCCCGGCTCCGCAAGGACAACCCGGCAACGCGGGCGCAAATGGTTCCCCCCAGTCAAACGACGATGTGAGATACCAGTATTGGCAATCTCAACACGACCAGATGAAGAATAAGTACGAGCAACTCGAAAGCGAGTACAGAGCAATTAAACAGCAAGTCGAAGCGAAAAGCAAGGAACCGGAACCTGAAGAAGAAGTATTTCCCGATCCGCCACCTCCTCCGCAGAAGCCCTACGGTTACTCATACCAAGAGGCCATGAGTGACCCCAACTCCGATTCGGCGCGCTATATGATTGCGCTGAGCGAGTACAATCAGAACATGAACCAATACAACTTGCTTCGCACCCAATGGGTTGAAGCGCGTAACCAAGAAAGCCTTAAGGCGTTCAAGGAACAGTCCGAGGCCGAAAAGAAAGCTATGCAACAGCGTAGCCAAATGTCGGAGCAAGTTAACCAGGTAATCTCCACAGTCCAGCAAAAGTTCGGAGTCGACTACAACGTAGCACTAGACTTCGTAAACACGATGTCGGATAATTCGTCTATCACAGTAGACAACTTGTTCGAACTCTATAAAATGAAAAAAGGTATTGCGCAAGGGCGGAACCCAATGGGGCGTTACGCTCCGGCACCACCGTCGCCTACGGAGCAATACAACCCTTGGGGCGTGCCGCAACCGCAAGCTTCACCGGACTTTCAGCAGCGCCAGCGAGCGCAAAGCGTACCACCCACGATGGGGGTGCACAATGCGCAAGTGCAGCAGCAGGAAGACCCGCTTATGGCCGCGTTCCGGCAAACAATAAAGAACTCCAACAACCAGAATATATACTAGGAGCACAATAAATGGCTGACCAATATTCAACCTCTCCTGGGGGAGCCTACGATGCGTATAGCAACCCCCCTTCTAATGTTAGTCTCGACAATCTTCGGAGAACGTTTGACCTCTCCGGCATGATTCAAGAGCTTCGTCCGGTGGAGACTCCCTTCTTCACCTATCTTACTAAAGTTCGTAAGGTTCCCACCACCGACCCCATCTTCAAGATGATGGAGCAGCGCCACCAGTGGCAGCGTCGGAACTTTCACGTATCAACTGCATTGGCGGCTGGACAAGATATTACCGCTCACGCTACCGGCATAGTTGTTAAATGTTATTACGACGCTCGCGGCAAAGTGACCACCACCGAAACTGATCCAACCTTCTTCGTGGCTGGACAGGTTATTGCGATCGAGAATGTAACCGAAAGCACCAACTCTGTAACTGGAACTCTTTATGCGAAAATCGTATCTCATGGAGCAACCGCTGAAAAGATACAGGTAGAACCGCTATTCATCTTGGGAACCACGAAAACGGTTGTGAGCAACAAGACGAACACATTCACTATCCCAGACAATTCTCGCGGACAAATCGTCGGAACTGCGTACGGCGAAGGAACTAGAGCTCCCGACGGAT